CCTGAACCCTGAACCCTGAACCCTATGTTCGCCATTTACTTTCCACAAAAGACCGGCTGCAACGTCCAGCACTTCCACGATGCCGGGCTTGCCGACCTGCTCGACGACGTGGTGCCGGCATTCACAGACTTCCAGCCAGGTCCGGATGGCCTTCAGGGGATCGCCGCGAGCTGGGCCGGCCGGCCCATCACCTGCGGCGAATTCGAATGGACGAAATGCCGCGGCGGCAAATTCTGGTTGGGCAAACTGGCGAATGAAAAACCCAAGCCGGAGTGGTTCGCACGGGCCGACGTGCAGCTCGGCGCCGATGTGACGTTCGCCGACGGCCAGGAGTGGCACGTTCCGATCGCAAGGCAACTACCGCAACTACTGGGACTCGACGACGCGGGAAATCTGACGAAAAAACTGCTGCCGCAATACCAGCGCTTCTGGGACGAGGCGTTCAAAACCCTTAAGTGGTTCGAGTCGAACGAGAGCCGCGTCATGCACTATGACCAGCGGGAAATGTTCGATTTTGTCTCGCTGGCCCTGTCGATCAACTACCGCCTGAATCCCGACGTCGCGAGCTGGCTTGGCCTGATTCGCAATGACGTCGGATGGTCGGTGGCCGGCGTGGTCACCGAATGGGAAGGTCTCGAAAGGGCGCAAAAAAAAACGGAGTCCGCTGGCTCACCCACCTCCGCTGGCGGCGCGGCCTGATGCCGGCGGGCTACAGTCCCTCCGTGGCCGACCTCGTCCTCTTGAACGATTGATTTTGATTCTCACGCGAAACGCTGACCTTAAACGTGCGGGCGCGACATTGAACAAAGGCTAACCCGACGCACCACCGCAAGTAAAATGAGTGACGGCCTGGTCATCGTGACTCTCTCCGTGCAAGACGCGGAGGCCCTGCGCGCGTGGCAGCGAGGAAAGCAGGGCATCGGCGAGATGGGCCAGGAGCTGAAAGGAACCAAGTCGGCCACCGCCAGCGCCTATCAGGAGCAGAAGAAACTCGCAGACGGCTTCGCGCAGCTTTCGGCCGCCGGCAAGACGGCCTTTCAAAACCAAACAGCCTGGAGCAAAGGGCTCAGCGCACTCGATAAGCAGCGGGCAGAGGAAGCCCGCAAAGTAGCCGAAGCCGAAAAACAGGCGGCCGACGCACAGGCCAAGGCGGCGGCCAAAGCCGAAAAGGCCGCCAACAAAGCCGCCGCCGCGCAACGCAAGCAAGCGGCCCAACATCGCGCCGCCAATGATCAGCTTGTTCGCGATCTGAGCAATACGGCGCTGAAATGGATCGGCGTAAGCAGTGCGATCGATGTGGCTCGCCGGGCACTTGGCAGCTTTTTGGACGTCTCCGAACAGGTACGCGCGAGCCAGGCCGACGTTACTTTCACGCTCGACGAGACGTTTAGAAAGTACACCGCGCAGGCTGGCATCGGAGATGCCGGACGCCAGGCGGCGGCACAAAAGCTGATCGGCATTTCCAGCCGTCAAGCCACCCCGATTCAAACCGTCGAGGGCATCGCTCGCCAGCTCGTATCGAGCGGCTACACGAACGAGCAGGTTTTAGCGAAAGGGGGAGTGGCCGAAACAATGGTCGCCACCTCCCGCGCGGCCGCACTGACGGGCGAGGAGTTCGACCCCAAGCGCATGGGCGAGGCGGCGACGCACTTTCTCTTGGCCCAAGGCGGCGCCGAAACCGCCGATCAAAAGAAGCTCCCCGCCGACGTTCGGGCACAGCTTCTTTCGACCGACAAATTTAAGCAGTTGATGCAGGACACGCACGCCCTGTACGAAAACGCGAACCTGCAATTCGAAGATCTTCAGTTCTTTGCCGAGGCGGCTCCGGCCCTGGCGCGCGCGGGCATCGACATGCGCACGCAGCTCGCGATGGCCGCTCAAATGCGCGAAGTGCTCGACGCTGAGACGGCCGCCACGTCGCTACGCAATATCGTCTCGCGCATGCGGACCGCCGGCGCCAGCAAAGAAAAGACGGCCGCACTGGCCTCGATCGGCCTCAAGCCCGAAGACATCGACCTCGAAGGCGAATCGATCGACGAGGCTCTTGGCCGCTTCCGCGACGCGCTGGCGGGCAGCGACAAAGTAACTCAAGACATCGTGCTCAAGAAAATCTTCGAGGAGAAGGGTGCGCAGGGCGCCAGCGTGCTTATCGAGCAGGCCGCGCAGCTCCAGATGTTCCGCGCCATGGCCGGCGACCATTCAAAATTTGCCATCGCCCATCAGCAGGTCACCAGCGGTCCAGCCGCGGCGAAGACGCGGCAGGAGATTCAAAAGCAGGCGCAACGCTTCGAAGGTGTAGGTGCCCGAGATGAGCTGATCAAGCAGGCGATCGAAAACCAGATCGCCGAGCATCCCGAACTGTCGGCGTACGGCGCGACCATCTACTCCCGCATTCGCAACTGGTCGATGGGCTATATCTCGCCGGAAAAGGCGCTCAAGCTGGCCGTCGGCCCGACGAATCGCGATCGCATTCTTGCCCGGCTGCGCGAAGTGCAGGCCGCCGGCGAGATGCCCGCCGGTATGGGCGGCGGAGCCGATGAAGCCGCCGCCGTCGCTCCCGGCGCGGCGCCCGATCCGGCGCGTATTAAGCAGTATGCCCAGCGCAAAGCCGCCGCCGAGCAGGAAGCCCAAGCCAAGGTCGACGACAAAGCCGCGGCCAAAGTGGCCAAGCAAATCGCTTCGCTGGAAAAGAAACGCGACGCACTCTCCGATCAGCAGCACGAGCTGGCCGAGCGGCTCGACGATCGCCGCCAGCGCATTCGCGACTTGGAAGAAGACCAGCGGCTGCGCGAAGCCGAACGTCTTTTACCGCACCGACACCGCGGCGAGGCGGCCGAAGCCATCGAGCGGCAAAAACAGGCCCGAGACGATCGCGAGCATCGGCAGCAGATCGATCGCGAGCGGCGTGAGGAGCGGGACGACAAGGCCCGCGAACAAAAGATGATGGAGGAACAAAACGCCCTCTTGCGCGAGCTGGTGAAGCTGCAAGGCGGCGCCGCCAAAGGCGGCGCTGCCGTCGTCAATCGCCCCGGCCAACGGCCGCCGCCCGTGATTGGAGGCAACTAGCGTGATCAATTTCAACGGCCAAAACCTAATGTGCTTGCACGAATGGCCGCGGGCCGATGCGCCCAAAATCCACGCGCAACGCAATCAGTTCCCAGGCATCTGGGGCGAGTCGCAGATTTTGTTAGGCGTCGGCGGACGCGACATCGCGATCAATGTCTGGCTGACCGATCCCAGCTTCACCACCGCGCAAGCCGTCGATAACTACCGCGCGGGGTTTGACCTGTCCGTCGGCACGACCGCCGGCTTGCAGATCACCGGCAGTGCGCCTTCACAGTGGGGCGACGTCTGTTTTGACGGCTTCGAGCCGACCGGCTCCGTCCTGCCCTGCATCGGCGGCGATCCACTGATGAAGACCGGCACCTTCTGGCAACCCGGCGTGCTTCACTTCCACCAGTTAACAGTTCCGTAGGGTTCAGGGTTCAGGGTTCAGTGACGCGCAAGCGGAAATTCCTTCCCCCCGTATTTCCTGAACCCTGAACCCTGAACCCTGAACCCTGAACCCTCAATGCCCTCCAGAGCCGCCACTCCCGTCCAAGTGCTGATCGATGGTTCGCCGGATGCGAACCTGCGGCCGATCAGCGTGCGCAGATCGAGCGGCGGCAAGCAACGCGATGAAGCGAGTTATCTGGTCGACCTCGGCGCGCAGGGCGAATGGATCCAGAACCTGGCGATGATTCCCGGCGGAGCCGTCTGCCAGATTGTCGCTTACCCCAACGGCGTCGAGACCACGCTGCACTGGGGCAAGGTCGATGTGACATCGATCGCCATCGGCGAAAACGAAATGCTCACCTTCACCTCGCGCGTCGAGCCGTATCACTTCGGCCAGGTGATGGACGGCGTGCAAGTCTGGGAGCCGGTCAGCGCGCAGCTTATCACCCTGCAAGAGGAGCTGGTCTTCAATCCAGAAATCGACGACCAGGTGCTTGCGAACCAGTCGGGCCAGTATTGGCAGTTCGGACTCGCGCCCACCATCCTCGATCCCGAAAGCGTACGCACGCCTGCGGCCAAAACAGTGCAGGGCGATACCGCGCAGTTCTGGACGCTGCAAACCGCCGTGGCCTATCTGTGCTGGGCGCTGAACCCCGCGCAGACCAATATCAAAAACCCTTCGGCCGCCACAATCCTGTTGCTTCCTCAGTGGCCGCTCAATCACTTCAAGCTCGAGCGTGGCCAATTCCTGCCCGACTATCTGGACGATCTGCTCACGCGCTTCGGCCTGGGTTGGTATCTCGATCTGAGTCTTGGGACGCCGCAGATTGCTTTCTTCGCCCGCGGCCTGGGCGACGCGAACACGGTTTACCTCGGCACGCCCGGCGCGCTCTTTAGCGGCGACAACGCGCTCGACACCGACCTGCACTACGACGTCGGCAATACCCGCAACCAGGCCGTTGTCGTCGGCGACTGGCACTATGTCGAGAGCACGTTTGCATTGCAAAAAGGCTGGAAGTCGTCGCTCGACAACACGGCCGAATCAAAACTCTCCAAAGACTCGCCCGACTTCGAGAACGTCGCCAATCCTTATCGCGATGTGTGGCGCAAGTTCGTCTTGAACGAGGCCGGCGACTATGTCGGCACGCGATCGGAAATCACTAGCCCCTTTGATTTTTCCAGCGTCGTCGGCCATGCCTGCGCGCCGCGTCGCCGGCGGTTTCTGCCCTGCATCGCGCAAGACAACGACGGCGCGCCGTTCGGCCGCTACGCCGGCTGTTTTATCGAGTTCTCGATTGACGGCGGCAGCACCTGGTCGAGCGTCGAAACGCTCGAAGACCGCACCTGCGTGATTCTGGATCGCGAGTGCGGCATCCGTTTCGATGGCCTGTTTCCTCCGCCCGAGTTGCGCCGCGCGGGCCTTTCGCTCGGCAACTATGATTTCACCAACAAGGCCCGCGTACGCATCACGGCCGTGATGCGCGACGATCAGCGATTGCGAGCGATCGTCGGCCCGAACGCCGACAGCCCCTTAGTCGACGTGGCGCCGTTCCACGTCGACGCCTCGGCCCATTTTCACTGGCGCGAGATCCTGCCGTCGAGCCAGCTCTACAACGACGTCTTAAGCGGCGAGATTCCTTCGGGAGTCACGAACGACCTGCAACCGCTAACCGACTACGCCACCTGGTTGCAGCAGCAGTTCGACGTGGGCGACGTGCACGGCGGCATTCTGGTCGAGGGTCTCGACACCGCAGGCATCGCCGGCCCTTACGACATTGGCCAGCTCGTCACGTCGATCGCCGGCCGCAACATCAATCTCAACGCGCAGTCGATCTTCAGCGGCGAGCAGCGCTATCCGCAGATTGTCGGCATCTCGTTCGACTTTCAGCGTCAGACCCGCCGCCTGCACTTAGAAACCTTCCGCGACGAAGAGCCGCTTTACGCCGAGCACATCCGCGCGGCCGCGATGGAGAGGAAGATGATCGCCAGGGCCTCGCGTGGCAAGCGGAGGGGCCGATGAGCGATCGCGACAGCGTGCGCAGGAGAGGCGATTTTGGCCAGCCGACGAATCTGGCCCTGCGCCGCTACAAGCTCAACGCCACGCTCTCGGCCGGCTCGAACGCGCAAGCGTACTGGGTGATCTGGGATCCCAAAGCCACCCCCGCCAAGTATGTCGCGCTCGACGGCACGGGCGGCTATATGAACGACAGTTTCACGCTCTACTCGGGTCCGAACAATTTCACGGGCGGCAGCGGTGATTTTGGCTACGCGGCTTACTTCACCGACCGCGGTCAGTGGGAGCCGATCGGCGGTGGCCTGGCCGCCATTGCCATCGCCACACTCACCGCCACGCTCAATCAGGGAGGTAGCGGAGTGGCGGCGACATACGTCGTGGGCGGCAGCGGGAGCGTCACGGGCGGCGTCTCTGATGCAATGCTTTGCACGGGTGATTCAATCGCCTCAGGCGCAACGATAGTCATCGCCAAAATCTCCGGCACGTGGTACGTGATCCAGGCCGTCTGCCCCTGCTAAACAATGGGATCTCCGCGTTTCAAATTTCCCGTAGGGAAGGGCAATCCGACCGGCTATTACAGCGGCTACCCCTGCTGCTGTGGTTGCAAGTGTTGCGCGGCTGGACAGCCTCAAGAAATCACCGTCACGATTAGCGGAGGAAATTTCGGGCCGTGCAATGGAACGCTGGAGCAGTGTCTGTGCTACGGCTTCGGCATCACCTGCAACGGCGGACCATGCTTCAGCGCACAGACCACCTGCCTGCCGGTATCGCCGAACTCGCTGAACGGAACCTACCTCCTGCAGGCATCCGCACCCTGCACCTGGAGTGGAACCTTTTCGACAGGCTGGACCGTGAACGGCAACTATTGCTACACCGACTGCCACGGCACCGGCCAATCGACAACCGCACAATTTTTTCTCGACATTACCGCCGGCATCGCCAACGTGAGCAGCGCGAATTGCGCAGGTCAATCGTGGTCGCTGCACGTGCGATCCTACCTGGCCGTGACGACATTAACAGGTGGCTTCTTCGGTCCCTGCACTCCCATCAACCAGCAATTGCAATGCTCGTCGGGCGTCAGCACCGGAACGGGCACGAGCAAAGTCTATCAATGCTCCGGGTTTTCTCCGGTCACGATCAGCGGCGGCTTCGCCACAATTTCACCGTGACATGATGAACGAATGCCTCTGGCGCCGAACCGCCAATACAATCACTTGCGAAACTTGCGGCTACTCGAGGACTTGGCCGCCGAGCAGCGATCTTCCCCATCGACCCTGCACAGCGAAACCGCAGCCACAAAGACTGGCCATGGCCGTGGGCCCCGGCGAAGAGCTGGCCAATCTGATCGAGCTCGCCGGACTGTCAGACCTCTGTCGTCGCTGCCAGTTCCGCGCCGATCAAATGAACGCCTGGGGGCCGTCTGGCTGCCGCGAGCGACTTGCTGAGATTTCCGCCTGGCTGCGCGAGAGTTTTTGGAAGCTCGATTGGCGAAACAAGCTCAAGGCCGCAAAAGCGCTTCGCCCCTTCGTGCAATCCACGCGGCCGATCGAAAGCTTGGTCGAACTGGCCATCGCGCGCGCCGAGATCGCAGCTTGGAACCAGTCGGAGATCAGTCCCTCCGACGCACTGGAGTTCGCAGCCCGCGTGCCGTGCCGGGTAGTCGATGCCGCGCATTTGGCAGAAGAATTAGCCAATACGGCCGCCGGGAACGCACTGCAATGGATTGACGATGGCCGGCACGACTGTCGCCTGCCGATTGAGATCGTGCGCGTGACGGGCACGCCAAGCTGCTTTGCCCAGCCGGGCGGCGCCTACCTCGACTGCCGCCCGGCGCCGCGGCTGCCACCCATCGGGAAAGTTTGCCGCATCGATCAATCGGCCGGCTTCGGCGACGCGGTCGCGCTGTCGGCCGTGCTCAGGCACCTGCGTCATTACCATCCTCGCGCGCGGCTGGAGGTAGTCACCGAACCAGACCGGACGGCTCTCTACAGCACGAGCGTTCCAGACCCGACGCTCGGCCGACCATTGGTGGATCGAATTCTGTTTCGCGACACCGCTGCTTGGTGCACGCACCCGCTGTATCCCTGGCCCGGTCATTCGCGCAGTTTCCGCGGCTGCCCGAGCACGCCCGTCGAGCACTGTCTGGTCGACCGCCTGGGCCTGCAGCCCGTGCGCGAATTGTGTCATTACTGGGTACCGGGGAGGGTTCAGGGTTCAGGGTTCAGGGTTCAGCGCTCTGTAGAGAACGGACTGCGTGCGGTTCCGTCCGCCCTCTGCCACTTCGCTGGCGAGCATCGTAAGCCCCAGAAGAACCTCACCCTCGAGCAGCAATCCGAAGTCGCCTGTCAGTTGCGATGTGCCGGCTACGGCGTCCACGTGCTCGGCGAGGACATCTCCGCCTCGAATGCCGCCGAGCTGATCGACCTGATTCAATCCTGCGACCTGTTCGTCGGCGTCGACTCGGGACCACTGCACATGGCCAGCGCACTGGGCAAGCGCGCGATCGGCCTCTGGACCTACCTTTCACCCCTGCACTGCTTTTGCCCGGACTCGACGACGCACCACCTGTTATGGCGCGGGCCTGCGCAGGATTATGAGCGTTGGCGGATTTGCCGGCCCGTTGACGACGGTCTCGCCTTCTTCCGCGCGAACTACCGATACAGTTGGTGCGACACTTTCGGCGAAGGAATGGCCAATGCGTTACACTCCTGAGCAAGACGTCCAGGCCCTGATCGATCTCTGCCAGCGATTCGGCACTAAGCGCCTGCTTGAGATCGGCTGCAACCGCGGCGAAACGATGCTGGCTCTGAGCGAACGCTTCCCGGACTTGTACATGGTCGGCGTGGATCCGGGCGATTATGTGCCTCCGCTCGAGCGGGCGCCGACGCAGTTCGCTGAGTATCTGCCGGCGCATCGCGTGGGCGAGCTGGTGATCGACCGGCCCAACGTGCGCATCTACCGTTGCCGCTCGCGGCAGTTTTTCGCGGCCGCGTTCGCCGAGCCGCTTTTCGACGGAGTATTCATCGACGGCGACCATCGCCAGGCGGCCGTCGAGCACGACACGCGATTGGCCACGCGGTTGCTGCGGCCTGGCGGCTTCATCGCCTGGCACGACTGCGACAACGAGGCGCTGGGCGTGGTGCACGCGCTGCGCGCCCTGGCGATCCCGGCCCTGCAAGTTCCCGGCACCTGGCTGGCCTGGTGGCGGCCGTGATCGTCAGCGGTCCCGATCTGGGTTACACGTCGAGCGACGTTGGCACGCCGACGATCCCTTATTTCTCCGACACCGTCTCGGCCGGAGCCGCCGAAATCCGCGACGTGTCGATCGATGAGGCGCTCGATCGCTGGCTCGCTTCCGCGACTGAGCGAGACGCGCTAAAAGCTGTCCGAGAAGAAACGCAGCACGCCGGACCACCCGCCGAGTGTGCGCCAGAATTCGGGGCAGGCCACGAACCAAATGAAATAGATGGCCGCGGCCAGAATGACAGCCAGAGGAATCTCTCGACGCTCGCAGCGCAGCCAGGCGAAGCGTGTTACTGGGCGCTCAGCAGATGATTCGTGATGTTGTCGTTCCATCCTTTTCCTGCGATCGGTTGGCCCATCAGGTAGAACGGCAGGCCGGCCGCCGAGGCCGACGTCGAGTCGTTGAAGTAGGGATCCGTGGCCGCCGAGACGATCGACGACTCGTTTGACTGCGTCGACCAGATGTTGGTAATCAAGCCGTACTCACCGTCCGGCCCGGCGGAATAGATCAGCGGGGTCAGAATCTCCCCGCGTGGCAGGGGCTGCGCGGCCGTGCCCATCGGCACGTCCATTTTGAGTGGATCGAAGAAGTCATGGTTATCTCTTGAAAAGTCGAGAGCATATTGAAAAAGTGTCTGCGGGCTCGAGGCCGGGTTCGCCTGAAGTGGATCGTCCTGGTAATCGGAGAGCAGCCAGCCGCCGCCCAGCACATTATTGAAAAATCCGGCCGGCCAGCGGATGAACGCAATCGGCTTGTTGAAGGGCCCGTTGGGCGTGAAGTTTCGCAGTGGCTCGATCCATGCGTCCTGAAATTCGGGCAAGCCGTCGCCATCGGCGTCGCCGATCTCTTTGACCTGGTCGGACGGCAACCAGCTCTCGTCGGCCGCATTGGCCAGAATCATATAGAGGCACTCCGCCGAATCGTATTCGTCGAGCCGCGCGATTGCCTGCTGGGGCGTCGCACCGGCCGCGATCAGCGCGGCGCCTGCCTGGTTAATCTTCGCCAGATAGCGCTGCGTGAGCTGCGGGTACGTGCGCAGGATCAACAGCGGCGCCGGAGGGTAGGGCGGCGAAGGATTCGGGCTGCTCTTGAAGTCGATCAAATCCGACCAGGAGTCAGGCATCTCGAGTCGCTGCAGCTCGCGCATTGCCAGCAGCCGCACAACCGCAATCTGGGCCGGAGTCGGGTACTTTGGGTTTGGGGCTCCGCCGAACGAGGACGGCGTGCTGAGTGGGTTGCTCGCCGGCCACCCGCCATTTGTGACGAGGTTTGCGTTGAGCGCGGCCATAGCCTGCGTTGCGTTGACGTATTGCGGCGTGGGCTGTCCGGTGGCCGGATCGATCGGGTTCGTCAGCACAAATCGCGGATTGATCGGCAAGCGCCGACTTCGGTAGCCCTCCCAGCGCTGCATCAACTGTCCGTGCAGCTTCGCCACCGTCGACCTGGTTTTCATTTGCCTGGCCCGCGACTGCGCGATCGACATGCCGCCAAGCGCCATTCCCGCCAGAATTGTGATCACGGCGATCACGACCATCAGCTCGATCAGTGTGAAGCCTCGGCGCCGCATAAAAGACCTCCCTCCAAACGACAGCGGCCCCGCGCGGCATGCTGGGCCGGGAAGCCTAGCGCCGCGCAGGGCCGCGTGGATTGGTGTTTGGCTTCCCGGCCAGCAACCATCATCGCGCGCACCTTCCGTTCCGTCAACGATTTGCGACCTGAAAACCGTGCGCGGTTTTCGTGTCTGCGGCATGCCGCCGGTTCATTTCCCAGATTGCCAGTCGGCAGTTTCCGCGCTCAATCGGCAGGCTCAAGCGGCAGTTTCTGCGCGATCGAAATGCAAAACTAAAAACGCAAACGCAAAATACAAAATGGGCAAGCCGATAAAGCTGAACAGGGGCCGGGGTTCAGGGTTCCGGTCACGCGCTCAAAACCACTCCTGCCTTGGTCGCTGTTGACCCTGAACCCTGAACCCCAAACCCAAAGTCCGCCGCAGGCTACAAACCGCCATGGCCGCAGAGACGACACTTCACGAGCGACCCGAGCCGTCAGACGAAGAAAAGAAAATTCGGCTGCGGGCCATCGCCGCAGACCTGCGCAATTTCAGGCGCTACTGGATCGTCGTCGGCAGGCTACTTTGGGAGGTGCTGCGCGACCGCCTGTATCTACTCGAGGCAGCCACCTTTGACCAGTATCTCCTGGGCCACGGCTTCAAGCCGCGAACCGGTCGGGACCTGGTCGCAGGTGCTCGAATCGCGAAACGAATCAAGGACGTCCCTCACGAGCTCAGTCTCCGCGCTGCGCTGCAGCTTGCGCCGCTGCCCGACGATCTCACGGCCAAGTGCCTGGCTGAGGTGATCCAGCAGACGGGCACCGAGAGCCCCACTGCAAAACAGGTGGCCGAAATCGTGGCCAGGTGGCCGAGGCGTGCGGACGCCAACCACAAACCGCGGAAGAAGCCCAAGGCCAGGCCCAAACCCTGGCGGCAGCGGTTCGCCGGCGGCGAGATCGTCGTACGATTAAAAGCCGGCGTCGACCTGCGGGCCTTGCTGCTGGAGGCAATCGCGCGAATCGATGCCCAAAAGGTTGCTTAGTAACCTAAGCTTGAGACGCAGGAGAAAAAAGGAACCACCCATGTCCCAAAACTCACTCACACGATTTTTTGCCTTCGCCCTGATTGCCTCGCTGGGCTGCACTTCGTTCGCTGCCGACGCGGCCTCGACCGCCGCTGCGGCCTCGACGGCGGCGTCTCACCGATTGTTCTCCTCGGAGCGCCGCGCGGCTGCCGCCGCCGAACGCCCTAAGAAGGCTCGCTTCTTTGAACGGCTCCGCGGCCGACTCGAAAGCGCGCCGACTCCGGCCATCACGCCAGGTTCTTCTCAAAACCAGCCGACGCCCGCGCCAACTCCGGCCGCATCACCGGCTCCGACGCCCGCTCCCGCCCCTCCGCCGGCTCCGACAAATGTCGCCGCTCCGGCCGGCGGTCTGACGTTCGCCGAGGCGGCCCAGCTCGCGGCCGCCGCCAGCCCGGCCCTCACGCCGGCGCAATCTACCGCGGCCTCCACGTTTTTCTCGAGCGATGCGGCCCCCGGCGTCACTCTGATCCGAGACCTCGTTCACCGCCGGGCGATGGCCGCCGGCGCCCTACCGGCGGGCACTCCGGTGCACCAGGTCAACTGGCACAACCTGGTAACCTTCGTGCAAGACCTGATGCCGGTGATTTTGAAGCTGCTTCCGGTGGCCGCGGTTGCCGAAGACAACTCTGCGACCAAACCGCTCTTCTCACTAGCCGCCACTCCTTAAAAGACCGTTTGCCTCTCACGCACACCTCCAAACGAGCCTCCTCCTAGCGCAAAGGTGAGTCGTGAGACAGGTCCGGCGGCGTGGGTTCTCCCCAGTTCCCACGCCGCTTTTTTGCTGCGCGATGAGGGATGAGAGATGAGGGATGAGGGATGTTCGCCTTTCGCTCCGCGAAAGTAGCGCGGGGCTCACACTGAGCCCCGCGGCGTTTCCGAGCGAAACGCCTTCACGCCGGCCCGCTCGGCATGTAATTTGCGCCAGACCGTCCGAACCGATAAGATGCTAGCAGCCTCTTGCTGGCAACATTTTTGAGGGAGGAAGCCATGGCCATGATCATTGCCGAGCGTGATGGTAAATGCCGCCGGTGCAAGCGCGACTTCAAGGCCGGCGAACAAATCTGGTACGCCAAAGGCCAGCCGATCTTTTGCACGCGGCCGGACTGTGCACCCGACGCCGAACGCGTTGTCGAATCCGCCCGCAGCTATAGCTTTCAGCGCGGCGAGCAAAGCGGAGTGAGCTACTCAGCGCAATCGCACGGAACCCGTCCGCCCGCGGCGGACGATCCGCGACAGCAGCCGGCGGCGGCCGCTGCTGCAGCGCCGGCCGCTGCGCCGCCGCTGGCGACCCTCTTCCGCGAGCAGCAGCAGGCATTCCGGGAGCAGCAGCTCAGCGATCTGCTCGATCGGCTGCTGCCGCTGTTGCGCGAGCTGCGCGCGGAGCTGCTGCAGCGGCAGCCGCAGTAGGCGAGCACGCCCCGCGGGGGCGTGCCATGTGAGGCTTTGACTCACAGCCTCACGCCATGGAAAAGACCCAGGCCCTCGCCGGCACGCGATTCGTGACGGACATTGCTCGCAAATAATCTGCTCGAGCGATCGCCTCTGGCAGCGTCTCCGGCCCCCAAACATTCACATGGCACGCTTCATTGCCGCCCATCACGATCGTCGCCCAACGACGTTCGTCGAGTTTCCAGATCCGCCGCATGCCGGCTCTCCCGGCCTCGGACTGCATGAGGGCAAAGTGAAAGCGGGAGTAGGCACGCAGCAGTGGGTCAGCAAATTCGATAAGTGCCTTCTCCGCCTGAGCTTCCTCTAGCGGATTGATTAGTGCCGCCGGATTGTGGATGCACGGACCGAAGTCGAAAGATGGCAGCATGGGCCGCCCGGGTATGGAATCAAACTCGCCGCGTGGTCGCGCAGCGGGTCAGGCAGCAGCAAAACTGCCGGCGAGCACAAAAACAGGCGGCGACCAATCTTCAATCCCTCATCGCTCATCTCTCATCCCTCATCGTTCAAAAAAACGGCCGGGGCGAGACGTCCTGTTCGCCGCGGCCGAAAGCTCAAGAGCCCAAACCTCCAACGACGAAAAGTGTAACCCGGCCGCTCTGGCGTGTCACGAGAAAAGCCCGGCCAAAAACCCCTTCGGTTTGGCCTGCTTGACCGCGGGCGCCGCGCGGCGCTTCGGACGCTGGCGTTTGGCTTCGGCTTTCGCACGCCGCTTGCGCTCGGGATCCTTGGGCGGCCTCTGCCGCTCGGCGTGTCCGGTGGCCACGCCGAGTCGTTTCAGCACGACCGCACTCACCGGCGGACGAATCTCGATCGTCTGGCCGCCCACCAAGTGCACGGCGTACCGCCCTTCTCCTTTGGCCTCCAGCGCCGACACGTGCTCCGGGTCGAACACGAGCGGCAAGTGTTGCTCTGCTTCGGGCGCGTCGCGATCGGTGATCACCACGAAGCGCGAGCCGTCGGCGACGTCGATCGTGGGCATGAGCGTTTGGAGAAAAGTAGCGGTGCCTCTCCTCTGTATCGTCACCACGGCCGGCCGGCCGTCGCATCGGCGTTTTTGGCCTCCTTGAGCCATTTTCGCCGGAAAAGCTGAAAACCCGCGGTCCGGGCTGTGAATTTAACGTTCGTTAAATTCACGCCGGGCAAATCGTGGTGTAAATATACTAGTGAAGGTCATCGGCTACGTCCGCGTCAGCACCGAAGAGCAGGCCCAGGGCGGCCACAGCCTCGGCGCGCAGGACGACAAACTGAAAAAGTACGCGGCACTCTACGACGTCGAGCTCATCGGCGTGCTTGAAGATGCCGGCGCCTCGGCTAAGTCGCTCGATCGACCAGGCCTACAAAAGGCGCTGGCAATGCTCCGTAACGGAGAAGCCGACGGCATTCTGGTGGCCAAGCTCGATCGACTGACTCGAAGCGTGCGCGACTTGGGCACGCTGCTCGAGGAGTTCTTTCACGAGCGGGCGGGCAAATGCCTGCTGAGCGTGGCCGATCAGATCGACACTCGGAGCGCCGGCGGCCGGCTTGTGCTCAACGTGCTGATGTCGGTTGCCCAGTGGGAACGTGAAGCGATCGGAGAACGCACCAGCGCGGCGCTTCAGCACAAGATTGCGAAGGGTGAACGCGTCGGCCGGCCGCTGTACGGCTTTGTGCTGAATCAGACCGGCATCACTCCGAAGGGCAAGCCAATCTACGAGCTGATCGAGGATCCGCGGCAGCAAGCGGGCATCAAGCGGATGCACGAGCTGCGACATGCGGGCCTGTCGCTGCGAGACGTCGCCGCTCATCTTGATCGCGAAGGCTTTCCGACGAAAGACGGCAAGCCCTGGCAGGCCGCCACCATTCGGCAAATTTTGGGGAGACGGTAATGCAGCAACGAATGAAAGACGTTGTCGAAAGGATCGATGAGCTGAAAGCACATCACCGCCGACTTTGCGACGCAATCGGCGTCGTCGATGCTTACCGGCAACTCTTGACCACGGGAATCTACGATTCCCTTGCCGCTCGCTTCAAGAAGCACAATCCGGAAGCCAAAACAGCGCCCTGGGAGTTTGTCTTCACTATTGGGCGCAAACGCTACAAGAGCCACCGACTCGGCTATTCCGATGTTCCCCCAATACTGCAAAGCCTTGAGAGCGAAGACGATCTCGACAACTTCATTGTCGAATATCCGTTATCGATGCGAGCGCCGAGTGATCGTCAAATAGACGAGGGCGTCCAGACCGAAATTGGAAAGACCGAGCAACTCGTGAAGCGCAGAAAACCAAAGGCGACACAATGAGCGTGGGCCGGCGGCCGGGGAACTGAAAAATGAAATCCGCAGACATTCCCGACCAAGTAATAATCGACGCGTGCAACGCATTCCACGCTGGCCTGGCCGACGCCCCTGACGTCGTCCTGGCGGCCAAGTATCCTCCGAAAGTCGTGCTCGCCAAGATGCAGAACATGCACCGGCGCCGGCTGCTGGAATACGGCGTGAGCCTGAGAACCGCGTGGGTCGTGCGCCGCCCTGGCGGTGAAAAATGATCCCGCCCTTTGAGATTTACCATAGCCGCCTCGGCCAGCTCGCCGGCTACATCGACTGCAATGTGGCGACCATCTATGCGCACACGGAGGCGCGAAACGAGGCGAGTCAGGCTTACGCCCTCGATGTGACCAGAAGGCATGCCTACGAGCTGGCCGCCGAATGCGAGCGCCTACTCGAAAAAGCGGCCGCTGCTTCCCTCTAACCGCGGGCGTTCCAGGCTCGCGGAATCACCCGTTGACAGAGCCGCCGAATTGTTCGAGTCGGTGGCGAGGTAGAGCATGGGCGGAGTCCTACGGCAGCGGGGCCATTTCAGGCGTCAGGCTCTCTGGCGCGAAACGCAAATTGGTGAGGTCGGCAACTAACTGCGAGAGATTGTCGTCGTCGCTGGCGTGCCATTGTTCGCAGCGTACATAAAAGACCTTCCCTTCAACGTCATAGTGATTCGCACTCTCGATCTTGAAGTGATCGAAGTCGCCGTCTTTTCCGCCAACGGCGAGGATCAGTCCCGGGTATGGTGCAAAAGGTAACTCAATCGTGCGATACATCGGAAAAATACCAGCGGAGCGGCATTCGGGGACGCCCTTCTCGCAGACGATTGGGACGCACAATTCAACTTTCATGGCTCTCTTTGCATAGCACAGCGGCCGCGCGCGTCGGGCAGGCAGGCCCAAGGTACGCACGCGGCCGCGTGTATCGATATCGAGTTGGAAATGGGCTTGCCTGCCACCGAGCAGCCTAATGCTCGCGGAGCGGTGCGTCAAACCTGGGGAATCATAATCCGCGTGTCCGGGGTTCGAGTCCCTGCGCCGCTAGTGAGGGGGGCACCACCATCAAACGGAGACGCAATGGCTGACTTGGAAGTCAAAACGATCGAAGGCGTGCAAGACACCGGGAGCCCAGTCCTCGATTCATTGGTGAACATCGTTCAACCAAGGCCATGGGCCTCGATGCGAAAACGTTGGGCGCTTTGCACGACACGCTTATGAACCTGGCGCAGAAAGAGCCCGGCGGTCTGAGGTCCCGCACCAACTGCAGAAAGGTATCGGCTAAACGGCCGGAGGAGGCGCCTGCATGAATCGACCGCTAGCTCAGCAAAAGCTGCTGGCGTCGTTCGTTCACTTTGCGCTGCAGCCGCTTGGCCTCGTCGCTGGCGATGGTCACGGTGCTTCGCAAATGTGCGAGGTAAACGACCAGGCCGCCGTTGCCCGGTTCGGCGACAGCGACATCGGAAGGGTCGAGCAGAACTTTTCCACCACAAGGCGCGCGAAAACGAACCAACATAAAAACCTCCATGGAATTGGAAACCCGTCAATGCTAGCACGCGGCCAGACTTGCGGAGTACGACTCCGCGAGTGTCAGCGGGACGTGGCCAAAACCGGGCGTATTGGGGTAGGTAATTCGCGGAAAACTCACGAAAAACAGCGGAGATCGTGGTAGAATTCACCCGCCGGCTGGTCCTCGTATGGCGCTCTCAGGGCGTTTAAGCAGCCAGCTCCGGGTGACATCGGCGGGCCGGCTCCCCTTGAGAAAGGGAGCCGGCTCGTCACTTTTTTTCTCATCGGCCTGTTGACACCGCGACTTCGCGCGGTATAACGGCCGTCGCTTAATGGCCCACGCGCCAGCGCGGGCCACATACGAGCCCAAACGATTCTTGTCGCCTCTAGCGACCCATCGCTCTTTTCTCGGGAGCGGCGGCCGAACCGCACGGACTCGTGACAGTTGAGTTTCGTGCAGCCGATTTAAGCCGCCTCGTATGGTCGGCACTTCGGCCGCTTGGCATTCCGAGTTTTCCGCGAGTGCCACGCCAGAGCGTGCTTGCAAATTCCCACGCTCTGGCGTTGGCCGCCGCGCGAATTACTATGGCGCGTAGCGACTGAGGGCAGCCGCTGCCGCCATGGCAGAGCGGCAACATGGACGCACCCAATTTCTTTCGAAAAAACGGGTCAGTCGCTAAGGGAGTTCGAGGGAGCACTGCGCTGATCCACAGCACGGGCCACGTCGCCCGGCTAGGTCAGTACAATGTCCACTTTACACTCTCCCCTGTTTCCCGATCCCGATCGGTCGGCTCCAGCCTTGAAGCTGTTCGTCGACGCACCCGACGATGGGCCACAATTCTCGGCCAGCATGACGCTCGCCGAGTTTTACAAGGCTTACGTGCAGCCGGTCTGCCTGGTGCACGCCGCCAAACGAAACCTCGACCAATACGAGCAATCGCTCGCCTACTGGGTCGAATTCACGGGCGACCCGCCCCTGTCGGCCATCGACGACTACACGGTTTCGCGCTTCTTGCAGGAGCTCAAAAAACTGCCGGGCCGCGGCAAGCGGCCGCTTGCCGACAACACGGTGCGAAAGCACTGCGTACACGTGCAGTACGTGCTCGATCGGGCCGGGCCGCGATCGCGGCACAACCCGCAGGGCCAGCGGCTGATCGACGAAGTGCCCATCCTGCAAAAACCGTCGCTGGTTATCGACGAGGTGAGCGACAATTTCACGCTGCAGGAAATCGCCTGGTGGCTGGAGGCTGCCGAGACGGCGATCGCGCCTGTTTTGCGTGGCTGCTCGCCTGGCGACTTTTGGAGGTCGCTGACTCTTTTCACCTACAACATCGGCTTTCGCCTGCAGACGTTGCTAGCGTTGCGCTGGGAATGGATTTACGAAGAGGAGTTCGGCCGCACGAGAAAATGGATCAAAGTCCCGCCCGAAGCCATCAAGAAGAAACGCGGGCGGTCGTTCTACCTGAATCATGCGGCCGGCGAAGCGCTCAACCTGGTGCGTCAGGTTACCCCCTCACAAGCGCTTGCCGGCCGAATTTTTCCCTGGCCACACTGCGAATCCTATCTGCAAGCAAGCCGGCGGGCAATGCTGGCCGAAAGCAAGATCCCCGTCTCGCGGCACTTCGGTTTTCACGGCCTTCGCAAAGCGTTTGCCACGGAGCTGGCGCAGATCAACGACGCCGCGGCCTCAATGGCGCTGGGCCATTCGCAGCGGAATGTCACGCGCGACCATTACCTCAACAAGCGCGTGATGGCCGAGGCAATGGACAAGCTGCCGCAGCCCAAATGGACGCCGCCGGCGGATCCGCAGTTGAGACTCTTTTAGGAAAAGGGTTCAGGGAAGCGCTCAGGGCGCCGGCTGCTTGTCCATGCCAGCCGCTGAGCCCTGAACCCCGAACCCCGAACCCTCTTTTGCTCACGCGAAGGCGCGAAGCCGCGAAGACGAGACGAAGTGCCGGCGCGAAGCCGGACGGCCGTGAGATGCCTTGGGCTCGGTTCGACATCGCCGGTCCATATAAGACTGGAAGCGGCCGGATCGGAACTCTTCTGAGTCTTCGCGGCTTCGCGCCTTCGCGTGAATTAGGCGTCAGGGAGGGGAAGCCATGATCGTGATCGCCCGCAAGCAGTGCCCCTATTGCCAGAAGTGGTTCATCCCTCGCCCTGGGCGCACGCAAATTACATGCGGGAAGCCTAAATGCCAGAAGGCCCATGGCAAGGTGTGGCGCGCAGACAACGCTCAAAGGCTTAGGGCTCAGCAGCAATGCTGGTACATGGCGAACGCCGAGCGCATCTCCGCATGCGGCAAAGCCTATTACGCGGCGAACGGTGAAAGCATTAGGGCCAAACACGCGGCATACCGTAAGGCGAACCCTGAAAAGGTCGCGGCTGCGAACAAATCCTGGCGCATGTCAAACCCAACTTATGACGCGCGGAAATACGCAAAAAAGCGGGCCACGGAAAACCTGATCAACCTGCTGTCCGCGTCGCGTCTGCGGGTCGATCTTCAACACCACGCGACGATCATGGGAGTTGAAACGATGAACGCGAGTGATCTCGGCGCGAAGCAGGAAGAGTGGCGACTAAAAATCGAATCGCTGGACTTCGACGGCTGTGAACAGTTGTATGAAGCCAAGCAAGCGACGCTCGAAGAGTCTGTCGTCGTGCTGGCGGAGATTGCGGCCCGTTATAAGCGCGATTGGCCATCAGCCTTCAAGAAGAAGTTCAGACACACGGGCGAAATGCTTTTGCTTGTCCAAGAAGGCAAGCTGAACCCGGCGCTCTATCTGGCAAACCCGAAGCCCACACTCGCCAAACTGGCGGCCGCCAAAGTCCCCTTCGAACAGCAGCCATCGCTTGCGGGAATGCGGGTCGCCGAGCCGGAAGGCGGAAGTCATCCATTGGACGTGTCCGAGGCCACGGCGGAAGAGATTGCGCAGGTCATCGACGACCGCGGAATCGTGCCTGAAGGGGAGCAAGCCACGCCGCGGGCAGGCCTAGAATCGAGCGTTGAAAAACCACTGGCCGATCGACTGGGACAGCTCGATGAGCTGATTGACCGCTGTGAGGCGCAAATCGAAAAGGAGAACCAGCGGCATGCCAGGGCCGTCGCGGCCCTGAGAGAGCAGCTCGCCGAGCTGCGTGCAGAGAGAAAACAGCTCGCTAAAGAGTTGGCGGCCCTTGCCCTGACCTACCCCCTAAGCCCTATGCGACCTTCCATCGTTACCTGCCGGCGCGTGTGGACGTCGCCGGATGTGTGCGGCCATTGCGGCGCTTCTACGTCCACTGTCACCAGGGAGGGAAATTCTCGATCACTTTTGGGCCGCGCGGGACGGATCATCGCCCCCGCGCGGCCTTTTTTCTTCGCTTCGTTCTTAGGTCTTAGGAGGAGATTTTTCAATGGCAATCTCAGCAGTCGAAAGCAGGGCGCTCAATCACGTCGTGCGTCGCTTCAACACGCTCTACCCGATCGGCACGGCGGTCAGATATTGGCCGGGAGTGCGCGAAGGTCTGGGGATTTCCTCGCACACCAAAAGCGAAGCCTTTCTGCTCGCCGGTCACACGCCCTGCGTTTTTGTCGACGGCCGCGGCGATTGCATCGCTCTGACCCACGTCTGCGCCGAAGCCCAGAACAGAGAAGAGGCACCGGTAGTTCGTGGTGGCGACGTCGAGGGCTGCATGCGGCAGCTCGCCGAGACAAACCAAGTGATTGAGCGGGCACAAGCGGAAACGAGAACAGGATAAACCCCAGGGAGGAATTTATGGGACTTGCTTACCTGCTCGATTTTTACCGCCGACTGCAAGCCAAGAAGGGCTATCGACCCGAGGTCGTGATCTTCACTCGGGCATTTCGGGAAGACCTGCACGCCCTCCAGTTTCGGCGGCAGCGGCCTGCCAGCGTGTTCTATCGCCGCCGCGGCAAAGGCCAGCGTGAAGAGCGCAAGCGCGCCAAGGGGGAACGATGAAAGGCGCCTGCCAACGCTGTGGCTGCACTCAGGACGATCCGTGCAAGGGCGGCTGTGCGTGGGTCGATGAAGGCGAGGACCTATGCGACCGCTGCGCCGCGCACATCGTGGGCGAGCCCGTGCCGGAAAACGACCTGGCCGCACTGCGGCTGCACTTCCGCGCGTTTACGTGCATCGCCATTTTCGCAATCGCCCGCCTGCGTGGCGAGCAAGCGCAGCTACGCAGGGCGATCGACGAGCTCACGGACGGGACGGACGTCGAACGCGATTGGGGCGAAGACGTCGAGCACGTGCACCCGGAAATCTGGACCCCGTGGACGGCACAATAAGCCAAGGAATGGCATCGTGGAACAAAGAAAAAATGCCAGCGACAACGCCCAGCGGCTAGAATGGATCGAAGCCGACGAGCTGCGTCGCCTGGTGTGGCAAACCAAGTGGCGGCTGCCGCCCAAGCCAAACCAGCCGGAGAAAAAGCCGCGACGGCTTTCCGGCGAAGCTCGCTGTGCCTGGTGGGTGCTATGGTGGGACCTTGGTTTGTGGCGCGGCGGCGCGCTCGACGTGACGGCCGCCCAGATCGCCACGGCGATCGGCGATAGCGACAGCCGCGGGGGCCGGCGGGCGATCGAGGCCCTACGTGACGCCGGCCTGCTGGGCATCGACGCCAGAGAAAAACAAGTAACGGGGCGTTATACCGTCTTCATGCCGGACCCACGGGACGTCCGTCGCGGACGTCGCCAGGCGAGCGACGGCCAGGTCGAACTGTTCGATGATGATCACATCGAGCAGGGCGAGACTGAGCCAGGATCGTCCCCCGTGGCCGATCGGGTGTCTGAGTTCGACAGCGCCGCTGTCAACGCCGACCCGGGCACTCCTCCTGTTTCCAACGGGAGGAGTGTGCGCTTTGCGGACCGGTCGGCGGCGCCCATTGGCGTCGTCGCCGCGGCGGATGTTGCACAACATCCGCCGCCGGATGTTGTGCAACACCTTGCGCAACATGTTGCGCAACATCCGCCGCCGACCGCGCATCTCCAGGGGAGGAGCTCCCCCGCGCGAGAACGACTTGAAGACTTGGACTTGAAGGGAAACATTTTTCCCAACTTGGGTCTTGAAAGACTTGAGACTTATAGCGCGCAAGTTCAAGTAACGGTTAGAGGCGCCAGCGGCGGCGGAAGTGGCGCAACATCCGCCGCGGGCCTGCCGACCACCGCCGCGCTGCCAAAGGCCGCCGCGGCTGCCAGCGGCGAACCGGCGAAGGTCGGTGACCTGTTCTCGCAGGTCATGTCGGCGATCGATGGCCGACGGGGAATCGCTTTCGCCACGTCGCTGTGTGCGATCGTGCCGGACCTGTGGGGCGATTGGGCCGACGAGCTTGGCCGCGAGCTGGATGGCGGCCGCGACGCTGAGCACGGAGGCGAACCGACTCCCCTGTCGACGCGGGAGGTCGCGCGTCTCGTCGTGGCCGAGGCGAAACGCAAGCGGAGAGACCGGCCGGCCGCGGTGTATTTCACCGGCGCCGTGAATCTCTGGCTGCAAGAGCACGGCCGCAAGCGAATTTTCATCAAGCCACGTCAGCCGAGGTGACCATGCCGCATCCCTCATCCTTCATCTCTCATCCCTCATCCAGAAAGTGACCATGCCCGTCGTGAAGGTGATTTGTGCGCATCGCATCGACCGCTCGCTGTGGGACGAAGAGCGCGGCGATCGGCGTTGGAATGGCGCCCAGTACGTCTGGGCGCCATCGCTGAGCGGCGCGCTGATCCGCACGACCTGCCGACGTTGCAAAGCGTTCGTCGGCTATCGAACCCTGGAGCAAAAAGCATGAGCCCTGAACGCGACCTGAGCTATCGACTCAGCCAACTGCACTGGACCGGCCGCAATTGCTACGAGGGCTTTCGCGTGAAGTTTTGTGGAAAATGGCATCGGCCGTGTGAGTCGGGCGAACGCTTCATCGCCGACGTGCTGGCCGCTCTCGACGAAGCTTCCGCAATGCTCGATCGAATCGCGATTGAGCGCGAGCGTCGACTTCCCCTTCCCTCTTAGGAGAACCAATCATGTCAACCGTCGTAAAACGCCGTAGATTCAAAGAGCCACAAGCGGAGCGGCCGAAGGTCGCGGAGAATGCCCCGCAGATCAACGGTCGCTCGAATAGCCTCCAATGTGAAGCGTGCGGAGCGTGGACTTTCTATGACCCGGAGGAGCCCGATCTTCTCTGCGCCGCGTGCAGCGTCAAGGCTGAGAACGGCGTGATCGTGTGCGTCGACGGCGAATGGAAGGCCGCCGAGCTGCCCAGCCTGGCCGCCGAATTCCGCGACGGCTTGCCCTCGCTCTCCAATCGCCGGCGACACGACGACCGCACGCTCTCGACGGCGACGCCCAGCGGCATCGCGATCCATGCCGAGGACGTTGCCCCGCCGGTGCACAAAGGCGGCGTCAGCCCGGCAACGGAAGAAAAAAATAGGCGAAATGGCAGGCGGCCGCAGGCCATGCTGCCCGACGATTGGAAGATCAAGATCGACCCGGAGTTTCGCGATTTGCTCGATCCGCTCGATCCCATCGAACTCGAAAAGCTCCGGACCGATTTACTGGCCCACGGTTGCCTGGATCCGCTGATTGTGTGGCGATGCACGGGCCACATGGCCGGCCTGGGCGACACGCATCCGGCCGCGCGTATCCTGCTCGACGGCCACAACCGCTACCAAATCTGTTATGAGCATCGCATCCCCGTCGAGATCGTTGAGCTCGAATTCTCCAACCGCGCCGAGGCCCTCACTTGGATGCGAGACCACCAGGTCGGCCGCCGCAACTTGTCGATCGAAAAACGCAACGAGCTTTTGGCCCGCGACTATGCGGCGGAGATTGAGCGACGGAAGAATGGGCAGAAAGAGAAGGGGCAAAAGAACGGGAAGGCCGCGGCCGTCGTCGCCAAAAAGCACGACGTCTCGCCGGCCACGGTCAAGCGAGCGGTGCAAACCGACAGAGCCCGCGACGCGATCGCGAAGATTGTCGATCGTCCGCGGCAACAGCTACCGGCGATGACCGATGATGAGGCGAAGACGCTCGCGAAGCTTCCCCGCCATCAAATTCACGAGGCTGTAAGACGCGGCACGACTGCCATTGAAACACTCGTAAAAAGTTTCAAGGCGACGACGGTGCACGACACCGTAGTCGTTCCCTTCTCGAAAGGCGAGAAGTGTAAGGCGAGCTTTGTGATCGTCGAGCAAGATGGCCGCTGGTTCCATTTCGAGAATTCCAGCAACGCCCGCGGCGGAGGCGTCACCAGCTATTCGGCTGACGATATTCGTCGTGGCGAAGGGCTGAGCGGTCTCGAAATCGGGCAAAAATTCCGAAGTCGCGAGGCGTGCTTGCAAGCCGCGGCGAAGGATATCGAGCGCATGGCCGTCGCGCAGGGTAATAAGTGTTGGCCGCCGACGGCTCTCAAGGTCATTCGCGAATGGCGCGCTTCCCTGCCCCAGCCGGGAGCGAGGAAGAAAACTCGCGCCAAGGCGGACCGTGAGCTGCGCGAGGAAGCGACAAAGCACATTGAGCGGTACCTCGACACGATCGACCCGGCCGAGGCCGCCTGGCAGCAGAGCGATTACCTTTTGGATGCGATCAACCTCTGGCGCAGCCGCCGCAAAGGCGCACGCACGATGAAGGCCGCCAAGACACGGAGGCCAAAACCGCGATGAGGCTCAGCAGAAACGACTGGCGACTGATCGTGTACTGGCTCGAACGTGGCGAAAGGGTCGAGTCTGAAAGGGATCTCAAGCCCAAGTGCGCGTCTCTGATCGCGAGCATGCTGTCCGAACTCAACCGCGGCGTCGACGTGATCATCCCGCCAGAAGTCGCCATGCCCAAGCGGCGCCGCAATAGAAAATCGACGACCGAAGACCTAAGCCCTAAGCCCTAAAAACGGCTGTTTTCTCCGGCATTTTTCTGCCCCCGGCATTTTTCTGCCCGCGCTTTCCTTGCACAGTTCGCGGCGTGTTGTAGGGAATCACATAGACGCTCCGCGACTCGCACGCCATCGAGCTTGCCGTGCCGTCTGGCACCTGGTGATCACCGCCGAGGCGTCCGCCTCGAATCGACAGCAACTCGACGTGCGGGCGCGGCGTCGTGCTCGCCAAATCCAATTCACTCCGTAGGTAAAGGTATGCCAGCGAAGAAAAAGCTGATGAGCGCCAAGAAGGCATCGGAGCTCGCCGCCGAGCTGATCTCCGTGAAAGAGAAAGGCAAAGCCTGCTATGAGCGGGCCGGCGAGCTGATCGACCAGCTCATCGCCGGAGGCCTCGTCGGCGTCGGAATCCCTGTCGACGGCGACGCCGTGCTGCGCCTCGTCGATCAGTTCGACGGTGGCAAAACGAACAAAGTCTTCAAATCGACGGTCTTCGAGCGATACAAGCTCGTCGTCTCCGAAACCTAAGCGGCACATCACGGCGCGGCGCACGCCGCTGCCCCAAGCGCATGCCAAACGTCACATCCTCCGGCTGCCGCCGGCCTCTCGTCGCGCTCGTGATTGCGCTCGTTGTCGCGTCCGCTGCTGCGGCCGCATTTGCAAACGACGCCGATAACTGCCCGTTTTCCTTCGCGCTCGAGCCGGCACTCGCTCCGCCGGTTTGGACATCGCCTGTGTTGGGAACGGTCTCAATCCTTTTTTCGATCGCCGCGATTTTAGTCGCCCTCTTCGGGGCTCACCGTGAGCCCCGCTGCCGCTCCCGGCCAAACACGAGGCTCAAATGACACACGCGACTCCCTCGAAGCCCACGCGTCCTAATTCCTTTGGTCTCACATTGGGACGCGGGTCCTCCGACAGGGGGGCAGGCCCCACGCAACAGTGCGTGTTGTGAATTATTTGCGAGTTCCGATGATTTTTGGCCGCCACCACCACCCCCTATGGCGCGAACGAAACGGAGCACGGCGGCGCAGGTCGTCGCCTCGATCGGCCTGGCGGCCAAGGCAATCGGCGTGCATGAGCGCACGCTGAAGACCTGGCTCAAGGCGGGCTGCCCAGGCAAGCCGGGCGCGTATGACGTCGCCGCGATCGCGGAATGGCACGAAGCGAACGTCGGCAGCACGCGCGACGACAGCTCGGAGAAGACACGTTGGGCAGCGGAAAAACTGAAGGCCAACGCCCGCAAGGCAAAGCTCGAAGTCGATCGGCTGCTGGGCCGACTGGTCGACGTCGAAATTCCCGCGCGGGAGTTCGCCGCGCACATTGTCGAGGCGAAGGCGCTGCTCGAGCAGCTCCCCGATCGCTTCCTGAGTTATGTCCCCGGCCTTTCGCCGGCAACGAAGAAGGCCGTCCGCCAACGGGCGAAGGCGGCAATCCGAGACGTGCTCGCGGCGCTTGAGGCCGCGTTGAAACGCCAGGCTGATGCCGACACGAATTAGTCCACGCCGTCGTCTCCTCAATTGGTGGGCGGAGACGTGGCGTCCGAGGAGCGACCTTGATCGCGTTCGATGGTGCGAAAAGAACATCCGCTTCCCGGCCGAGATCAGTCCCCGGCCGGGCAAGTGCGATCTGTCGCACGGCCATACCTACATGCGCGAGCCACTGCTCGCTTTCGATGACCCCGAGGTGGAAGTAATCGTGCTCGTCTGGGCCACGCAAACCGCGAAAACGACGCTGCTGATTCTGGCGCTCGCCAGCCAGGCCGCGCTCGCGCCGGCCCCTTGCATGTTCGTCGCGCCTGACAAAGATGCGTTGGTCGAGCTGCGCGACAAGTTCTACTCGTTCGGTGAAGAGTGCCAGACGCTCGCCGCCGAGCTCCCCGCGCAGCATCATCGCAACAATCGTTGGATCGACGCCGGCCGGCTCCGCTGCCACCTGGCGTATCCCATGAACACCCAGCGTCTGTCGGGCAAGGCCTGCCAGATCGTGCTGGCCACCGAGGTCGACCGCTACCGCTCGCGGCGCGAACAAGGCAGCCCCGAAAAGCTGGCCGCCGAGCGTGTGAAGGCTTTCTTCCAATACAAGATCGCCTACGAATCATCACCGACCGACGAGACCTCGCGCATCTGGAAGCTTTACGAATCGAGCGACCGCCGACGCTTCCAAGTCCCCTGCCCCGTCTGCAATCACTTTCAAGAGCTGCGGCTCTTCCCACACCGCGACGGCCAGTTCGCCGGCGCCGGCGGCATCGTCGGACTGAAAGATTCCGGCGGCAACTGGCGGACGCCGGAGCAAGCCCGCGCCGAAGCGTTTTATTGCTGCGAGCAGGGCTGCAAAATCACCGACGACAAAAAGCCGCTGATGGTGCCCGACGGCATTTGGGTGCCGAAGGGCCAATCGATCGACGGCGGCAAGCTCACCGGCGAGCCCGAACGCGGACCGCGTATCTGGGGCGGCCAGCTCAGCTCGCTCTATGCCGAGCCGATCACGTTCGGCCGCTTCGCCGCGGAATACCTGGAGAGCCGCGACGATCCGGAGAAGCTGCAAAGCTACTGGCAAAACTGGATGGCGCTCCCCTACAAACGCAAGCTCGACGCGCCCAAGTGGCGCGAAGTCGGTCGACGCCTGAAGGGGGCCCACCGCCGTGGCACGGTGCCGGCGGGCGCGCTGTTTCTCACCGCCGGCGTCGACGTTGGCGCCGACTACACTCGCTGGATTGTCCGCGCCTGGACCGAAGGATCGACGTCCTGGCTGGTCGATTGGGGCACGACGCACGCCCGCGTGGGCGAAGACGGCTCGATCAGCCGCACCTCACACCTCGACCAGCTCGATGACGAGTTGGTCAATCGCGACTGGCCGATCGCCGCCGGGCCCAACGCTCTGGGTGACACTCGCCTCCGAATACGACTGACGGGCATTGATTGCCAATACGAGACGAGGTTGGTCCACGCCTGGGCGCGCAAGCACAAAGGCCGCGTCTTCACCGTGGCCGGCGTCGAAGACCTGAAGAGCGGCGAGTTCTACCGCGTGAAAACGATCGAACGCGACGTTCGCTCAAAAAAACCCTACCCCGGCGGACTCGAGCGGTGGGAAGTGAACCGCGCGCTATACAACGCCGACGTGCAGGGCCGCTGGAAACAGCCGCTCGACGAACCCGGTTCCTGGTGGCTGACCGATGCTTCGCTCGACGAAGCGGAAACCTATCTCCGGGAGCTGGTCAACGAAGCGCCCGTCCGGCAGAAGCACAAGCGGGGGCGATCGATCACCGTCTGGGAAAAGATCGAACAGAGCGTCGGCAATCACACCTGGGACGCGGAGATTTATGCCCGCGCTTTGGCCGACATGATCACGGGCGGCGATTGGGAGAATTTGGCCGAGCGCGCCCGCACCGATCGCGGCCGCCGCGGCGGTTCACGCGATGCCGAGGGACGCAGGGAGCAAGAAGATTTTTCAGCACGTTGAGGGTTCAGGAGAAAAAAACAATGGCCAAAGAACCAAACAAGCGGCCGACGACGCCGGCGACGCTCGGCGCTGATCCACAGCAGGTAGATCCTGGGTCGCAAGAAACGGCGGCTTCGGCCGAGTCGGGCGAAGAGAAGCGGCTGCGGCAAAACTTGCCGCCACCGGTTTGCCCTTATCACCGAGTCGAGTGCCGGAGCAACCGCTCCGATCCCCTCTTTACCCGTTATTACTGCCCGACGGCCGGCTGCACCTATTCGGCCAAGGTCGCACGGCCGGTGATCGACCAGGTACTGCGACGGCAAGAGGCACGGGAAGATTTTTCAGCACGGTAGTTTAACCGCAACGCCAACGGCGTCCGCGAAAGGAGGAACAATGGATTCGACAATTCAGATTTGCAAGGCGACTGCGCCACCGCCGGCGCAGCGAAAGACGCTCGGCGAGATCGAAGTCAGTTACACGAAGCCGAACCACGCCGGCTTTCTGCTCAAGGGCGAGCTGCACCGCTCGCTCACGCTCCTGAAGGCGATCAATCACGCCGGCCTCATCCCGCGCGTCGGCGATCGGCTGCGGATCAGCGTCGAGATTTTAGAAGGCGACGGTGTCGCATGAGAGATCCACGCCGCTATGGGGCGACTGTGATTGAAAACCAGCACACCAGCGAATGGGAGAGGCTTCTCGCGCTGCGCTCGACGATGTGCGCGGTGATTGACGACTTCGGAATCGACAGCGCGGAACTAACGATCCGCTGGACCTGGTCGCGTCGCTTTGCGGCTGGCTTCCGGGAGACGACGGTTGAGCACGTGCTTTCGCTCGAAGCGAGCCTTCCCGGCTAGGAATCGTGAAAAAAGGCCGTGTTTTCTAGGGTCAAATTGCTTTAACGCTGTTTTGGGCGAGTTTCGCTCAAAATCCCTGGGTCCGGCGATCACAAAAACGGCGAAAGGGTTCAGGGTTCGGGGTTCATGGTTCAGAAAAGAAAAAATGAGCGCACACACACACGCAAGGCGCGCGCCGTCGGCCGCTGGGGCCGTATGAAATCGCGCACCGCGTCTTACCGGAAGGAGTGCCACGGCGTGAACGGTAGCGACGAGTGGTACACGCCGATCGAACTGATCCGTTCGCTGGGCGAGTTCGATCTCGATCCGGCCTGCGGACCGCAGTGCACCAACCGCACGGCTCGCCGGCGCTATGGCGTGAACGGCCTCGAGCGGGAATGGTTCGGTCGCGTGTGGCTTAACCCGCCGTTCAGTTTTGTGCCTCCCTGGGTCGACAAGATGATCGAACACAATAACGGCGTGATGCTGGTCTTCGGCCGCGTCGACGCCGTTTGGTTTCAGCGTGCTGCCCAAGCCGCTTCGGGAGTCTACCTGCTTCGCGGCCGGGTGCAATTCGATCGGCCCAACGGTTCGACCGGCCGGTGCCCGCTTGGCTGCGTGCTGTTCGGTTTCGGCGCCGCGAACCGCCGCGCCATCCAGCGCTGCGCATGGCCGGGAACCTGGCTCAGTGCCAACTAACCACTAACCACTAACCACTAACCACTATCCACTGCCCACTCTCCACTCATGCCCATCTTCCGCAACCGCGAGCAACTGTTTGACGGAGAAATACTCGGCCGGCGGATCGAGGCGTTCCTGTCGCGAACCAATAACGCCCTGGCCAACGTGGCCAAGGCCCTGCCCGACTTCGAGGTCGAGGGCATTGAGGTCTCGCTCACGATCGACGCGGGTCTCAATGTCGCCTTCTCCGGCATCGGCGGGAGTGTCAGTCGCGACCGCACGTTCAGCTTCACACTCAAGCCGAAGAATCGGGCAGAAAAATGAAGGGCAGAAAAATACCTTCCAACCTTGGAAGTCTGACGTCTGACGGCTGGCGACTGACGCACCATAGTTGAGTGTGCTCAGTACGCAGGCTCATCTCGACGCGCTCGACGCGGCCATCAATCAGCGGCTCAACGGCGGCGCCTACAACGGCTACGGAGAACTGGGCCAGCGATTCGATGGCGAAACACTCAGCGGCCTGTACGCGATCCGCGAAAACCTGATCCGCCGGCTGAACGCCGAGCAAGGCAATAACTTCTCCCTCGCCGAACCCTTTGGCGACGGCGACTCCCGCGGCCCCATCGCCCTCTGGTAAATGTTCACTCGCCTCCGCCAACTCGCCTCTAAAGCCATCACGGCCGCCAGCCTCCAATTCGGAGGCGGCGGTCCGATGATCCGGGGCAACGGCCAGGCTTACCGCGGCGGCATGCTGACGCGGATCTGGAAAGATTGGATTCCCTGGCACCGCTCCGGCGACGCCGCGATCTGGGAAAACTGGTCGCTGCTCACCGCCCGCATTCGCGACCTCTGCCGCAACGACGGCACGATCCGCGCCGGCAAGCGAGCGCTCGCCAAGCACGTCGTCGGCAAGGGGCTGGCCGTCCACGCCGACGTCTGGGACGGCGACCAGGCCGACGACGAATACAACTTCGAGGTCGATCAGCTCTTCGAGCGGTGGGGAAAACGCGAAGCCGACAGCCGCGGCAAAAGTTCTTTCGGCCAGTTGCAGTGGCAAGCCTTCAACGAGTGCATGGAGGTCGGCGAAGCCATTTTCTTGAAGTGCCAGGACAACTCGAAAGGCCGGCTGATCCCCTACTGCTTGCAGTTGATCGAAAGCGAGCAAATGGATCTCCGCTTCGATCGGCCCGAAGGTGTTCGTGGCGAAAACAAAATCGTTCGCGGCGTGGAATATGACAAGTGGGACCGGGCGGTGGCCTACTATGTCTACGACCAGAACCCGTACGATATTTACACCTCCTGGACCGGCGCCAGCACGCGCATCCCCGCCGATCGCGTGATTCACGTCTACCTGCCCGGCCGGCCGAGTGAGCGTCGCGGCATTTCGTGGTTCGCCACGAACATGCAAACCGCGAAAGACATGGACTGGTATCTTGGCAACGAGCTCACCTCGTCAGCCCTCGCGGCGCTGTTGACCTGCGTTGTGAAACGCAAATACGGCTCCGGCTCCGGCCTCGGTTTCGCCGGCGACGCCGCCAGCACCGACGGCAATAGCGACGACTGGGGCAACCCCTTACAAAAACTCGGCCGCGGAATCATTGCCGACATCGGCTCCGAGGATGACGTCAAGGTCATCGAATCGAGCCGTCCCAACCGCGACGCCGGCCCGTTCATCAAGCTGCTGCTGATGCTGCAAGGCATGGGCATCGGCGTAAGTCAGTTGCGACTTACGGGCGACTACTCGCAATCGAGCTACACCTCGGCCCGCGGCGCCCACCTCGACGACCAGGCGTATTTCGTGGTGCTGCAGCAGTGGTTCGCCGAAGTGCTCGTGCTCAAGGTCTGGGAAGACGTCGTGCGGCAGCTCATGGCCTTTGGCCGGCTGCGGTCGATCGGCGCGAGGCAATTTCTCAAAGACGCCTGGCGGTACCTGGACGCCAAATATCTGGCACCCGGCCGCGAGCAGCTCGATCCGGAGAAAGAGACCGGCGCGGCCATGAAGCGCATTCGCGCCGGCTTTAGCACCTGGCAGCACGAATGCGGTCTGCGTGGCCACGACTGGCGGCGGATTGTGATCCAGCAGGCCCGCGAGCGGGCCTTCTTCACGAAATACAAATTCAAACCCGACCTGGCCGATTCCGCCAGCCTGCGCACCGACTCGCCCGACGCCGTCGACGCCGACCCGAATAGCGCGCCGGACGAAGAAGACGGGCAGAAAAACGGCGGCCAGGAAAATGGCGGCCTGAAAAATCGGGCGGCCTGACCTCCCAACTGTCTTCCAACCTTGGAAGGTAAGCGGCTGACAAGCTACGCGACCTGAACCAATCTTAAATATCGAACGTGCGGGCGCGGCCGTCACCTGGCTAACCCGACGCACCACCGCAATAAAAAAATGCCTGTACTGTCGGCGAGAAAGCACGCGCAACGCAACCTGGTCCGCGCCGCGTGCCAGACGGAGTGGCAGATCGAAGAGCAAAAGCTCGAAGCGATCTGCGAGCTGTTGAGCGTCCGCAGCGAAGGGCTCGAATACTCGGCCGACGAGATCCGCGTCCGCATCGGAGCGACGACACCGAAAGCCGCCGGCGAAGAAGGCGACGATGACGATTACCAGGGCCCCGTCCTGAAAGATGGCGTGGCCGTCCTGCCGCTGCACGGCGTGCTCGCGCCGAAAATGAATCTGCTGATGAGTGTCAGCGGAGGCACAAGCACGCAGCAGTTCGCTCAGTGGTTCCGGGATTGCATGGCCAATCCGGAATGCAAAGAAATCGTGATCGACGTCGATAGCCCAGGCGGGACCGCCCAGGGCAACGAAGAGGTCGCCAATCTGATCCGCAGTGCTCGAGGCAAGGGCAAAAAAATCACCGCCGTGGCCAACGGCCAGATGTATTCGGCGGCCTACTATATCGCCTCGGCCGCCGACGAAGTTGTCGCTTCGCCCTCCGCCGGCCTGGGCTCGATCGGCACGTTTATGATTCACCGCGAAAGCTCGCGGGCCGATCAGAACGCCGGCCACACGTTCAGCGTGATCAAGGCCGGCGCCAATAAGGCCGCCGGCAACTCGACCGAACCGCTCAACTCAAGCTCGCGAGCCGTCCTGCAGGAAGGCATCGACGACCTCAACAAAATGTTCGTGCAGGCCGTGGCCAAGAACCGCGGCATCACGGCCGAGCAGGTCGAGGAGAATTTCGGCCAGGGCAAGACAATGCTCGCCCCCAGGGCTTTGGCCGCCGGCATGGCTGATCGCATCGCCACGCTCGATCAGGTCACCGGCGAAGCCAGGCAGCGCGCCCGCGGCAAAAAGATCACACCGTTCGACGTGGCGGTCATCGGCGCGGAAACGCAGCCGCAACCAAACCAAAGTACCGGTGCCTCTTCAGTGTCGCCGGAACCCCTTGTATCCGAATGTCCGGGCGCGACTTCGCGCTCGGCTAATAAAAACCCTTCTCACCACCGGAACGAAAATATGAACCCTCGCATCAAGCAGGCCCTCGTCGCGCGAGGGCTGATCCAGGCCGAAGCCACCGACGTCGAAGCCCAGATCGCGCTTAACGCCTTTTTCGCCGCCGCCGGCGGCTGGGAAGGCAAGACCGAAGATCAGATCGTCGCGGCTCTCTCGCCCACCGCCCATACGGCCGCCCGGGAAGCGACCAACCTCGAGCGTGCCCGCATCCAGGACCTGCAAGCCCGCGCCGAGCTGCTCGGCGTCGGCCAGGTCGATCTGCAAGCCGCGATCGATGGCGGCCTGCAAGTCGAAGACGCGCTGGTCAAGTGGACCGATAAAATGGCGGCGAGCAACAAGCCCGTCCGACTCGAGTCGGGCGAAGCGGCCGCCGACAAGTTTCAGGCCGCCGCCGTCGACGTGCTCTGGCACCGCAGCGGCTCGCCCGCCGCGGCCGACGCCAAGCCACTCGACGCCGGCCGCGATCTGCGCCGCAAGACGCTCGTGCAGATCGCCGAGCTGTCGCTTGCGACGCAGGGCGTCCGCACCGCCGGCATGGACGGCGACGACATTGCCACGCTGGCCTTGCGCGGCAACATGGACACGATTATCATCCGGCAGGACGGCGGCGGCGACAGCGACTACGGCTACGGCCGCCCCGGCGATTTCCCCAACATCCTCTCGGCCCTTGCCGGCAAGATGCTCGATCTGCCGCTCGATTATTATCCCAGCACCTACCGCGACTGGGCCTTCGAGCTGCCCGCCGTGCCCGACTTCAAACCCAAAACCATCATGGCCGCGGGTGAGTTCGGCGAAATGCCGCGAGTTCCGGACGGCGAAGATTTTACCCAGTCGAACATCGCCGAAGAGGCGAGCTGGATTGCGACCGATGCCTATGGCGACGAGTTCGCTCTTACGCCGCGCATGGTCGTCGACGACAACCTCGGCGTGTTCGAGGAAGCGGTCCGCGACAAGGCGGTCGCCCACGACATGACGCTCAATCGCTTGTGCGTCGAGCTGCTCACCGGCAACCAGATCGCCGGCGACGGGTTTGCTCTCTTCGACAACACGCACCATGCCAACGATGTGACCCCGGGCGCCGCGCCAAGTCAGACGCAGCTCGATACCGTGCGTCAAAAGTTGCGTGCTCAGACCGGCGTCAGCAAGAAGCGCAAGCTCAACCTGACCATCAAGCTGCTCTTGATTCCGCTGGAGCTCGAAACCACGACCCAGCAGCTCTTGAGCACGAACGTCCGCGTGATCCCGGTCACCACGTCGACGGGCGAAATTTTCCGCGGCATGGTCGACTACCGCGTCGAGCCGATGCTGTCCGATGCTTCGGCCGTGCAGTGGTATGCCTTCGCGCCGCGGGCCATCGTGCGGCCGATCGTCTACACGCACCAGACCGGCTTCGAGAGCATGAAGAGCCGGCTGTATTTCAATCCCAAAAACAACTCCCGCGTTTTCCAGGCCGAGGGCCGCTTCGCCGCCGCCATCCGTCAGTGGCGCGGCGTCGTCCGTAACGCGGGTCAATAAGTGGGTAGTGGATAGTGGGCAGTGGATAGTTGCGGATGCCGCGAAGCGGCGAAGAAGTCTCCGCGGCGAAGCCGCTCCACTCACTAACCACTAACCACTAACCACCAACCACTAAACCGCCGCGCACGAAGCGGGCCAAACCTAGGGTAAGAAGCCCGAAATAAAGGTAGACCGAAAATGAGTCAAAAAATTGTAGTCGTCGACGAGGACTTCAAGGGCGCGGCCCTGGATGCCAAGTGGTCGACGCACACCACAAAGACGGCCGGCACGCCGACCGTCTCGCAGGTCAGCGCCGGCTCCGGCGCCGACACGGCGGCCGACGGCGGCGTGAACCTCACGCTCGACAGCACCGCCGAGGTGCAGGTCGCCACGCTGTTCATGGGCGACGTGCTGCCCTACCCACTGGCTTCGCTCGTCTCGATCGACTTCTGGGCCTCGCTCACTGCCTCGATCGATTCGCACGTCAGTGCGGCATTTGGCGTCACCGGCGCCCGCAACGACACGATCGCCTCGATCACACAGCGGGCCTTGTTTCGCACCGTGGGCGGTTTTTCCGCCGGCAATAACGAGCTCTTGTGTGAGAGTGCCGACGGTACGAATTCTCTCACGCAGCAAGACAGCGGCCTGACGCTGGCCGCCACCAAGCGCCGCTGCCGCATCAATTTCATGGAGGGGATCGTCACCCAGACGCCCAACCTTTCCACCGGCAGTCTGACGAACCTGATCTTCGAAGCCGAAAACAGCCGCGGGCAACTGCGGCGATTGTTGCGGAACAAGCAGTTCAATATCTCGGCCGGTACCGGCGGCATGCAGATTTTCGCCCAGATCCAGAAGACCTCGAATGCGGCCGTGGGCACGCTCACGATCCACCGCGTCCGGCTGGCCTTCCGCGAAGGCGTAAATCCGTAAGAGCGGCCAGGGTTCAGGGTTCAGGGTTCAGTGACGCGCAAGCGGAGTCCCCATGCCGCCGAGTGCCACGACGTTTGCCGGGGCGCGAGCCGAGAATTTCCAGAATGTGTTTCTGGGCTCGAACGGCTTCGCCCAGACGATCAGCCAATATCCGAAGGGCGTTGGGACGGACGGCAATCCACCGTCAGCGCCTTACACCTTCGCCGTCAACGTGACGGCGCTCGTCCACAAAGAGGAGGAGGGGGAAACACCGGTCGACGACCAGGACGGCAGCCGCGTCGTGCGGTGGATCGTCATCACGCTGGCCACAGCGGGGCAACCGGGTGGAGTGACGGTCACGATCGCCGAGCGCGGCCAGCAACGAGATCTGTTCCTGATCGACGGAGAGATTTGGCACGCGGAGAAAATCGTCAGCCGCACGGCCTACTGCCAGCGCGTGCGGCTGAAGCGTGAGGAAGCGGCCAGCACCAAGAAAACGCGCGTTCGCTGAAAACGAGGAGAGACCGGAGGGCCTGAGCGTTGGACGAAAACGAAGGCGCCGACGACCTCGACGAGTGGGAAGAAGGGCCGCTGGATTGATCGGGGCTCAGCGTGAGCCCAGAGAAAGTCGGGCTTTGCAGACTGACGTTTCAACAGAAGAGAAGAGGGTATGGCGACCGTGGCACTTACTTATTCGCAGCTCGATGCGCTCACGACGAACGATTCCTTTCTCGGGCGAGTCAGGAATTCCTGCCGGCATTACGCGAACTACCTGCTCAACCTGCAGGGCGCGACGCAGCAGCAGCTTGGTTGGGTCAACAGCGTGTTCTTTCAACAGCGCGCCGCCCAGATCGCCGCCAACATGGCGGGGCAGCTCGTGCAGGACGCCGCCATCACCAGCGCGGCCAATGTCGACGCCAGTGATGTAACCGACGCGGCCCTCGAATCGGCGGTCGAAAAAATCTGTCTCTCGTACAACTAGCCGTCGATCATGGCCGCCACCACCCTCAATCGCGTCGAGCAGGGAACAGCGACCGACCTGCTCACGACCCAGCTCAATTCGCTGGCTGACAATACGCTCTCGTCCGCCGGCTCGGCCGTGCAAAATGTCTTCGCCACCAGCAACTTTCAGGGCTACCCGCTCTGTTCGTTGCAGCTCGTGCTGGCCGCCTACACGGGCACGCCTTCGGCTGGCGCAGCGATCTATGTTTGGTTTCTCAAGTCGATCGACGGCGGCAGCACCTACGAAGACTCGACCTCGGCCCGGCCGCCCGATGCGATCTTTCCAGTCGGAGCCGTGGCCAGCGGACCCCAAAAAATCACGCTTAAAGACGTGACATTGCCCGTGGGCTATTTCGAGCCGATCGCTAAGACCAGCGGCATGGGCCTCACGCTCGCTTCGAGCGGCAATAAAATCACCTGTCTGCCAAACAGCGTTCAGGGTCAGTAATGGCAAATACGCTTCTACAGGTCGATGTCCCTTGGGGGCAGCAGAAGCCGCCCTACGGGAAGAAGCTGCGCAAAGAGTTTTGGCAGCGAGGTACGCCTTCTCGGTGGCTGCTCAATGAAGGTGCTGGGGCGACGACGTTCGATTGTAGTGGACAGGGAAATAACGGAACGATCAAAAACGGCATCGTCTGGGTCTCGACACCCTATGGGCTGGGTGTCAAAAACGCGGCTGTCGCCAACGGAGGCATTACAACAACGTGTAATATCGCATCGACGACCCAAGCCACTATTTGGATGTGGTTGATCGTTCTCGCGAAAACGAATTCCGTAAATAAGCGGTATTGGACTAGCAATGGCGGCCTGTTCATCTGTTACGACGACAGCACGCACTTCGTCACCTCAAACAATGTTGGAGCGACGTTATGCACGATAACCGGAGGCACGAACTTCGCCCTTAACACGCCATACATGCTCGCTCTGGTAGTGAATGGCATCAACGAGACCATGTACCTCAACGGGATTGTTGACGGCACCGGCACGGGAACATTTGCTGGAGTAGGTTCGCAAACTCTGATTTGGAACGGCCAAGGGGGCGGTGCATTTCCAAGTCCGAACTGCATCATGTTGCAGGGTGGATTTTTACCCAACGTCGCCCTGACCGCCGCCCAAGTCCGGCAACTCTACGCCCCCTACGCCGACATCGAGCCACGGCGCTACGTGCTGCCAGTAGTACAGGCGGCGGCAGGCGCATCCGGGCTCCTTCTAAGACGACGAAGGGAGGCCGCGCTCGCCGCGTGATCTAAACCCATGCTCGTCGCGCCCGGTTCCACTTCCATTTCTGTCGACGTCCAGTTTTTGGACGACAGCGGCTTCGCCGTCACCGGTAAAGTCGCCGCCGATTTTCCGGCCTGCAAATGGTCGAACGGCGACAACACGGCCGACACCACGATCACACTCAGCGACCTGGCCGCCATCACCACGGCCCATCCAAACAACAATACGGCCGGCGGAGTGAAGGAACGGGAAGGCGGTTGGTACAGGCTCGATTTGCCGAACAATATGTTCACCGGCTCTGGCCGAAAGAACCTGACCTTCGCCGAAACGACGGGCAAGCGAATCGTCGTGCCGGAAATTGATTGCCAGTACACGCAGACGAATGTCGCCCAGATCAACGCCGTCGCCACGACGTCAGTCACCAGCGTGGGCGCCAACGTCGGCACGGCGCAGCCAATCAATTTCGACGGCACCGGCGGGACCGCCTACGTCAAGAGCAGCCTGACGGCCATCCTCGGCACGTTGCTCACGGAGACCGCCGGCCAGCTCGCGGCAGGGTTCAAGAAGTTTTTCAATATCGCTTCACCGACCAGCACGATGAACGAGATTACGCTGGTCGACACCGTTACCAACCTGACCAACGCCGGCCCCGACACGGCGGGCACGACGACGCTGCTTTCTCGCTTGACTGCCGCCCGCGCCGGCTACCTCGACAACCTGAACGTGGGCGGCAATGTCGCGTCCCACGCCGACATTTTGGCGATCAATCAATCGGCCTCAAAGCACGTGCTGCTTGTCACCGTCGCGCAATACGAAGCGGGCGAAACGTACACGGTCGAGGCTCGCACCTTCGCCGCGGCGGACGGCTCACCGGTCAATGCTGACAGCACGCCCACCCTCACCGCGACGGGTCAAGTGAGTGGTTCGCTGAACGCAAATCTATCCGCCGCCACCAACCCGGCGAGCGGCGTTTACCGTTGGACCTACACGCCCGGCGCCACGCCCACGCTCGAGCAAATCCGCTTCGATCTATCGGCCACGATCAACAGCAGCACGTTCACACTCTCGACCTATGCCCAGACGATCGACGAAGCAACGGCCGTCTTCACGGCGACGGATCAGAGCCACCTGACGAGTATTTTCAATAAGCTGCCCACAAACAACATTGCCGACGAGACGCTCTTGCTCGCAGCGATCGGCACGCCGGCCCAAGCTGCAACGGCGTTGTCAAATGCCCAATGGACGAATGCTCTGGCAACCGCCCTGACCACGCTGGCCGGACATGATCCCGGCGGAATACTTGCCAGCCACACGGATATTGTCGCACTCGGCAGCCCGATGCAGGCCGGCAACGTAACTGTCGGCGGCTATGCCGGCGGCCAGGATCCGGCGACGCTTGTTCTGGCGGCCACTCCGAGCAATACGCCAGGCGCCGGAACCGTGGCACTGCTCTTACGTTTGCTCGACGCCGATTGGTCAATTGACACCACGACGGTGCCCTGGGACGCCGTCGCCACCGTAAAGGGCACGGGCCTTCCCGCCAGCATGGGCGGGACTGGCACGGAGATTCTGCGGAAACGCGTCCGCGACACGGGCAGCGCGAATATCACCAACACGACTACCGTCGTCGGGCAGGAGATCCAGTAGTGCATGTCGCGATTGTTTCCCAACCTGCTGCGCGGATTTGGTCCGTTATCGGGCGGCTCGACGCCGCCCCCACAGCCGATGCTGGCCGTCTCCGACCTGGCCAACGGCACGGGAGCGCGGGCGACGATCACGCTTGGCGATGCGGGCGCGAGCAATCCGGTGATGGTCGCACCGCTGCCGCGGTCGCTGGGCAATGTGGCCTGGTCGCTGGGAACAACGATCAACGGCAACAATTCAGGCACGCTCAGTCTGGCGAACGGCATTTACCTCGCCCAGGTGCAGGCGGCCGAGAGCGGCCTGTATTCGCTCGAGAGCAACACGGTCGCCTTCATGGTCACCGGCGGCGGCCTGCCGGTTCGGACGGTAACGCCAGTCGGGAATTTCCCCGTGGCCATGTGCGGTGTCGTCAACCTGGTGGCCAGTTCCGCGACCTTCCAGTCGATCGTCGGTGCGAGCGACACAGCCCACGCCCTGGCTCGTGTCAGCTTCGAGACCGACGACACGGAGGAAAGTGGCACGACGCGGCCGCGAGCAATCGTCTATCACGCGCCGGAAGGCTGGGTCGAAAGAAAAGTCGCGCTCAACGAATACCGCCCGTTTTTGAAGATCTGGCTGAGCTTCGAGTTCTACCCGTCGAACGCGATCGAAGCGGAAAGTTACCGCCAAGATCGTCTGTTCGACGAGCGAACGGAAATGATGAATCGCGCGCAAGCGATCATCGACGACATGAAGGCGGCGCAGGGCCTCGGATTAGGCTACCTGCAATCGCCGGGCGGAACCTCTCAGATCACGTTCGGCGAGAGTCGGATCATCGGGGGCCCGGACACGATGGAGGAAGTCCGCGCGGAAGGGGAGCTTGGCGAAGTGCCGGCGTATTACTGGGCAATCGTGCTTGAGCTAGATATCCATGGCTGACCAATTACTAGCGAGCATTGAAATCCCGAAGCTTGGCGAGCTGCTGCTCGACAACGCGGGGCGCACGCACAACAAGATCGCGAACAATTCGATTCGTGCGACGCTGCTGCACCATGCGGAGAGCCGCATCGTTCAGCACTTCGCCCGGCCGGCTCACGACCGCTACGGATACGCCGAGCGATCGCCGCACTACCGGCACTTCAAAAAAAAACGCTTTCACACGTCGATCGACCTGATTCTCAGCGGCCGCACGAAGCACGCCATGACCACGCAGCGTCAGATCACCGTCGGCGGTACCGCCACCGGGGGCACGTTGCGAGGCGATTTGAAATTGAAGTTCCCGTTCGGCCTGGCGGCACAAGCGGCCCATGCGCGGCGTGCTCGGGGACAAAGCAAAGGCGCGCCGCTTTCGGCCCGTGGCCGGAAGGACGGCAGGCCGCGAGTCACGATCGCACAAATGCGCAAAGAGATCGCCGCCATCACCGCCGACGAACGCTCGCAGATGGCCGCCGAGGTCCGCGATCGCTACGTCGACGGCGTGAAGACCACGGCGGGACCGAGACAACGAGTGAAAATTTAAGAGGGTTCAGGGTTCAGGGTTCAGGGTTCAGGAGATACGGGGGGAAAGAATTTCCGCTTGCGCGTTACTGAACCCTGAACCCTGAACCCTCCCCTGAACCCTGAACCCTACCCCGAACCCTGAACCCTGAACCCTGAACCCTGAACCCTCGCCCGAACCCTGAACCCTGAACCCTGAACCCTGAACCCTACCCCGAACCCCGAACCCTCCCATGGCAGACCGCTTTTCAATTTATCCCGCCCGCTTCGTCTACGCGGGGCCGACGAACCTCGACCTGCAGGAGATGCACGGCTTTTCGATTAAACCCAACGCCAAGAAAGACGAGATCTATCTCGGCGGCAATGTCGACGCCTCGGCGTTCATTCTTCAATCCGCTGAGCCCACCGCGACTTTCAAGACGCACGATGTAAAAACCGTGCTCACTGCGGTGTCACTCACCGCCGGCCTGGCCACGATCGCCACTAGCCAAATGCAGGTACAAAAGCGGGCTGACGGCGGCGTGTTCGCCGGCGGCAGCACGAACACGATCTACACGAACAAAAAGGGCTACCTGATGCCCAAGAGGCTGACGGCCAGTGTCGATCGCCCGGCGGAGCTGGAGCTCGAATTCTGGGCGCTGTGGGACGGCAGCACGTCGGGCACGCCGGCCGTGCCCGTGCCCCCGATCGTAATCGCCACCGCCCAGGCCCTGCTTAGCACGCCGGCCTTCAACGACCAATGGTATTTGGGCCCCGTCTACGCCAACGGCGTGCAGGTGCCCGGCATCACCGAAATCGACCTCGATTTCGGTCTGCAATATCAGACAAAAATTCTGGACGGAGATGTGTACCCGCAGGTCGGCAGTGTCGTGAAGCGGCGGCCCAAGAAGAGCACGAAGACGACCGACGCGTCCCAGGCCGGAACGGTGGGCAGCGTGTTCAACGCCGCGCTGCCGGGAACGCTCGCCATGTATTTGCGCCACGGCGTGGCCGGCGGCGCCCGCACCAGCGATGCCAGCACGGCCCACATCAAGATCTCGGCCGCGGCCGGCGCCTGGGACGTCAACGATATTTCCGGCGACGGGCAAGACGACGTGATGACCTCGATCAACATCGACCCGACCAGCACGCTCACGCTCAATACCGCATCCGCGATTCCGTAGTAGGTTTTGGTTGCGGTGGATCGTCGGGTTGGCAGTGGTGAACCGTTCCGGGAGAAGAGCAATGGACGAACAAATCAACGCACTACCGGCGCCCGTCTGTCTTCTGTCCTCCGACCTCCGACCTCCGACCTGCGGACCCTTCGAGCGCGTCGTCTCGACCGACCAGCGGCCGGGCGAGACCGACGTCTCCGTCCGCTGCCTCGGCTGCCAGGCCTGCGCCCACTACGTTCTCGACGCCGCCGGCAGTGTGATGGACGAGGAGGGTCTCCGCGCACACCGTACACCGTAGGCACGCCAACAAGGGGAAGAAAATGCCAAACGAAAAAGAAAAACTGCAAGACGTGATCGCTGCCGCACTCGGCCGGCGCGTGAAGAAATACGCCTGGCCAGGGAGCGTGATTATCTCGGGCCTCTTGCTCTACGCGGCCCGCGACGGCATGCCGCCAGGTACCGACCTGGTCGGCGCGCTGTTAGCGCTGCTCGGCCTCGGCCGCCAGATGGGCAGCGACATTGTGGATCAGATCAGCGCGAAGCAGGCCCAGCTCACGAGTCAGGTCAGTGACCTGGTCGAGGTCGCCGACGATCACGCCACGCACCTCGAGCGGCATCAAAGTTACTTGAAACCGCTCGGCTGCCCGCCGGGCAAAGTCTTACGTCCGACGGCGATCTAGGCAGACAAGACAGAAAAATTACAGACAGAAAAATGGGCCTCGCTGAATCGAGCTTCTCGGCCACCGCAACCAAAACCTCCGAGCGGGACGGCGCGGCACCGGCGTGATGGCCCACCACCGCCGCCCGCGTTCGTCCCGCTTTTTTAGTGCGGGGCTCACCGTGAGCCCCAATAGAAAACAACTCACGCCAAGGCGCGAAGGCGCAAAGGAAAAACGATGCACGACGTTAATGGCCACCTGCTTTTGCCAGGGGATAAGGTTTTGATTCCCGCCGTGGTGAAAAGCGTTTCGGCGCACGACAGCTATTGCAACTGCGTGATCGAGACGACGCTCGGCCGTCGCCCGGACGGCCAGAAAGATTCGTTCTCCTACATCAACACGGCGCAGGTGATCAAGGTCGCAGACGCCGAGCACAACATCACCCTCGGCCTGTAACTCTTTGCGCCTTTGCGTGAGTTTTTCCTGAACCCTGAACCCTGAACCCTATG